CTACAAAAAGCTGTATGTTCATGTAGTAGAAAACGAAGGAGAATATCCACAATCATGCAACTTCGAAGTATTCGGAGAAGCAAAAGTAGATAACGTTCTTAAATACAATCGAGTAGGAGATGTTGTCGAAGTAGATTACAACTTAAAAGCTCAAGAATCTAAACGAGAAGCTGGTGTGTATTTTAACACTATTCAATCTTGGAAGATTACAAAGCATGATTAAGCAAATAGAAGTAATAGCAAAGAAACATAAGGACTGGGTGAATATCGCTCGGTCCTTTGGTGCTAAAACAGAGGCAGAAGATATCGTTCAGGAAATGTACCTTCGATTAGATAAGTACATTAAGCCAGACCAAAAGATTTCAACGTCGTTTGTATGGATTACTTTGAGAAATATATACTTTGACTTTCTAAAGAAAGAACCAATCACATTTGAATTGGATAAGACCGTTTCTGAGGCTGTTTGCGAGACCGAAAGTATAATTGCATACGGAGAGTTAAATAAACGCGTTAGAGACGAACTTAATAATGTCGATTGGTTTGATAAAATGCTATTTGAACTATACGTTACAAGTGGAAAGTCAATGCGAGAACTATCTAAAGAGACAGGAATCAGTCTATCTTGTATATTTTATACCACCAATAGAACAAAAAAGCACTTAATTAGTTTACTTAATGAGGACTATGAAGATTATTTAAACGAAGATTACGAATGGCTAAAAGAAAAGCAACAGGGCTAGGAGATACAATAGAGAATGTTCTCCAAGCGACAGGAATAGATAAAGTAGCAAAGTTTATATTAGGAGAAGATTGTGGATGCGATGAACGTAAAGCAAAACTAAACGAACTTTGGTCCTATAGAAAGAAACCGCTTTGCCTTAATGAAGATGAGTACTTATGGCTTAACGAAGGAGGGTTAAAGAAAGCAGAAACATCCCTAGTAGATTCTATGTTGATGCAAAGAACACATAACAGAGTATTCCAAACAGGGAACTTGCAATATACTTCTTGTGCTTCTTGTTTGAGAGATCAATATAATGATTTGAAACGAATATATGACGCATATTAATAACGACATAATACAAGTAATATATTCAGGTAGATTCTTTTTTGTAGTTTGCCTGAATTAATTAATTAAATTGTATTAATTATGGATAAAAGAAAGAATAACGGAGGACATTCTACTGCTGGTAAAGCTGGTCGTAAAAGTCTATCCGATGAAATAAAAGGTTTCAATTTAGCAGCACCGCATGTTGAAGATGCTTTCAGAGTGATAGCAGAAATAACAATAGACGAAACAAAAAGACCTTCAGACAGAATTGCAGCTGCTAAGATTATAATTGAGTATGGTTGTGGTAAACCTAAAGAAAGAGTTGAGTCAGATGTTACAATTAATACAACAACACTAAAAGATTTGATTAACTTTGGTAACACTGAATCCTAAATATAAATCATTTGGAAGTGATAGCAGATATTTTATTATTACTGGTGGGAGGGGTAGTGGTAAGTCTTACAGCATTAACTTGCTACTTCTACTACTTACATATGAAAGTGGGCATACCATTTTATTTACAAGATATACACTTACTTCTGCTCACGTTTCTATTATTCCTGAGTTTATTGATAAGATTGATATACTAGATAAGCACTCCGATTTTCATATAACAAAGGACGAGATTATAAATCTAAGAACAGGAAGTAAGATATTATTTAAAGGTATAAAGACAAGCTCAGGAACTCAAACGGCAAACCTTAAATCTTTGGCTGGAGTTACAACCTGGATATTAGATGAAGCAGAAGAGCTTACAGATGAAGATACATTTGATAAGATAGATTATTCGATACGTTCTAAAGACAAACAGAATAGGGTAATACTTATACTTAATCCAGCAACGAAAGAGCACTTCATCTACCAAAAGTTCTTTGAAGCAAAAGGAGTTGAAGCGGGTAGCAATGTAATCAAAGGAGATACAACATACATTCATACTACTTACTTAGATAATTATAACAACTTATCTGAAAGTTTCTTAAATCAAATACAAACAATAAAAGAACGTAGACCTGATAAGTATAAACACACAATACTTGGAGGATGGTTAGAGAAAGCAGAAGGAGTTATCTTTACCAATTGGAGAATAGGAGAGTTCAATAAAGATAATGGAAGTGTATTCGGTCAGGATTATGGATTCAGTAACGATCCATCGACATTAATTGAAACGTCAATTGATAGAGCTAACAAAAAGATATACATAAAAGAACACATACACAAGCAAGGTTTAACAACGTCAGAACTTGCGCAATTAAACCAACAATTTGCAGGAAGAGATTTGATAGTAGGGGATAACTCAGAGCCTAGATTGATAGCAGAACTTAAAGCAAGAGGTTTAAATATAGTAGCAACAATTAAGGGAGCAGACTCAGTTAAATATGGAATAAGTTTAATTCAAGATTATGACTTGATTATTGAAGAAAATTCCGTAAATTTGATAAAGGAATTAAACAACTATTGTTGGTTAGAAAAAAAGAGTGAAACACCAATAGATAAATGGAATCACTGCTTAGATGCAATGAGATACGCGATTAGTTATCAGTTAGCTAATCCAAACAAAGGGAAGTATTCAATTTACTAAATACAAAATATGAAAACAGAAGTTAAAGAAGTAACGTTTCAAGTTCCGAACAAGAAACAAATTATTAAGGATGTAACCTTAGACTTAATTGAGAAGTTTAAAGCTGAACATGGAGACGGGTGGAAGTTAGAGATGTATGAAGCAATCGACAATGAGATTATGAAGTTTCAAGGAAGTTTGGAGTATTGGAAAGCTATTAGAAAATTGATTAAATGAAGGCAAGCGAATTAAGAATAGGTAACTGGTTTAAAGAAGATATTCTAGAACAAACTTTTGCTCAAATTACAGCAGAACAAATACTAGACTTCTACGATGATCCTTTAGATGACTTTTATCAACCAATACCATTAACGGAAGAATGGCTATTGAAGTTTGGGCTTGAATTTGTTATTGATACATGGTATTTAAAAGGATTTGCTATTTGGGAAACGGAATGTGGCGATGAAAAAGGGAATACAGAAATTGGATACTTTTATGAATTAAGAGAAGTTGGTATGATGGATAGACATATTAAATACGTTCATGAATTACAAAACCTATATTTTGCGTTAACAAGAGAAGAACTATGAAGTTAGAACTAGTAATACCAACATCGTTAAATGAGATACCCTTGATGCACTACCAAAAATACATGGTAGTTGCATCGAATAAGGATAACTCAGAGCTGTTTATATCACAGAAAATGATTGAGATTTTTTGTGGTATAGAATTAAAGAACGTGGTTAATATTAAGTTGTCAGATGTAATAGACTTAGTTACTCATTTCAAGAAATTATTCAGTGATAAGTTAGAACTTAAAAGAACATTCGAGATTCAAGGGGTAAAGTTTGGATTCATTAATGAGCTTGAAGATATATCCTTTGGAGAGTATATAGATTTAGAGTCTAACATAATCGACGTACAATCCTTCCATAAGGCAATGGCTGTTATGTATCGACCTATTACGAGTCAGAAAGGGGATAAGTATACCATAGATAAATACAGCGGGACAGCGAACTATGCTGACTTGATGAAGTACGCACCGCTTGATGTTGTATTGCCAGCGTCGGTTTTTTTTTGGAATTTAGGAAGCGAACTATTGACAGCTACCCTGTCTTATTTGGAGAAACAGATGACGAAGAAGAACAAAACGATTTTAGCGAAACAACTCAATTTGGACAACGATGGGGATGGTATCAGTCAATATATCAACTCGCTAAAGGAGACATTACGAAGTTTGACAGAGTTACAGAAAGTGGACTATTTGAGTGCTTAACAATGTTGACGTTTGAAAAGCAGAAAATGGAAATAGAAAATAGACAATTAAAAAGAGCACATGAAAGGATACTATGATTTTACAACAGCATTTCACGATTTCTTAATAAGTGATCCGTTAGTGAACCAGGTTACAAAAGGAAGCCTGGATAAGATTACAAACGCTAAAAAAGATATGTATCCGTTAGCTCACGTTATGATTGATAATGGTGCGTTTGAAGAGAATACAATAAGGTTTTCTGTATCGTTAGTTGTTATGGATATTGTTGATTATACGAAAGAAGATTTAACGCATCTATACTTTGGAAATAATAACGAAGACGACATACATAATCAAACATTAATGATATGCCAGCGTGCATTTGAAAGTATGCGACGTGGTGACTTAGGTGACAATTACTCTATCGAGTCAGAGACTGCATCTTTTGAATTCTTTGTTGATAGATTTACGGACGACGTTGCTGGTTGCACTATGACTTTTGATGTAATAATGGCAAACGAAATGACTATATGTTAAATGTACAGGAAGAGTTAGACAAGTTTAAGGATTATGTAATTAAGCAATCTAAATATAATCTAACTATACTTAAAAAGAAATCAAGTAAAAACCTTTACAACTCGATTAAGGGTAAGGCAAAAGCTATGCCTAATTCTTTCTACCTTAACTTTGATATGGAGCCTTATGGTAAGTTCATAGATAAAGGTGTAAATGGTAAGAAGACAGCATATAGCACACCATATTCATATAAGACAAAGATGCCTCCTCCGAGTAAATTGGATAAGTGGATAGTAAGAAAAGGGATAGCACCAAGAAATAAAGATGGTAAGTTTACAGGTAGAACAATTAACTCTGTAGGATTCAAGAAATCAATCCAATTCTTAATAGCAAGAAAAATATTTATGTATGGTATAAAACCATCATTGTTCTTCACAAAGCCTTTTGAGAAAGCATATAAAAATCTACCTGAAGAATTAATCGTTAAATACGGATTGGACGCTTCGGAGTTATTTAAGCATACGATTAAACAACCTAAATAATAATGGCTAATATATTTGCAAGAAGTCCTTACATTATATCTGTTAACGAGACAGGACAAGAGGGTAGTAAGATAGAGATATTTCTATGGAATGGTACAGGTTCAGCACCTACTACGCCACAATACACACTATCTAAATTAATACCAGCATCTAATAATACGTTAACGACCTACGATATTTCACCATATATTAGAGAGTATTTGTCGTTTGCTACGAGACAAGATCCAACAGCAATCACGACGTTAAGTACAAGCCAATGGTGTAATGTTAGAATCAAGAGATATAAATTAGATGTTACTACGTATACGTTATTAGACACTACAGATTACTACGCGTTTGATGGATATACTTATTACGAGAGTGGAAGCAATGTAGATTTAGGGAATTATTTACTAGAAAATAAAACGTATTATTATAACGAGGGTACTTATTCAGGGCAGATAAATTTATTCTTAGTTTATTACAATATTTATGATGGTGGTGACGTTATTGTTTACACTAAACCTGACCTAAGTGCGTCTACTACATTAGCTGCTTCGAGTACTGGATGGAGATGTATTCCAAGGGTACACCCATCCTATACTGCAAC